CAATGACGGTGTTGATCCTATTTGTATAATCCTGCTTTTCACGTTCATCAAATTCGGTACTTCTGTTACGGATATATCCTCGGAGATCGTTCATGATCGGAAGAACCTGATTGTTGATAATATCTACGTTCTTTCGATCATTGGTATTGAAGTGAAGCTTACCGTCTTTGGTATCACCATGAAGGATGGTGTTCACCACATTGTTTAAGTATCTGACCTGAGCTTCGGCTGTGGAGATCATGCTGTTCATGGCAGCCGCCATCTCATTCTTGTCTATTTCGGTCTCTACTTTATTTATCTTATCTTCTATGGTCTTAAGCTGAGCAAGGGTCATAGACGTAGTTACAGCCCTATCAGAGCTTATCTGACGCAAGTCTCTTAAGGTTTTTCTCAATGCCCTTATTTTAGATTCAAGAAACTTGTTCTTGTTCATAGAAGAAAGGGAGTATAATGTAAAATCATTATCCTTTAACAGAGAGGTGTCAAATCCTTTATCTATGTCAGTAATGGCAAGATCACGAATGTTTTTAATAACGTTATTCAAATCTTGTCTTTGGGTTGATAAAGCTGATTTAAGCCAGCTTACGATTCCAGAGAGAAGCTGCCGGACGCGCCCCAGGAAGGAGGTGGGCTCTACCGGCGCCTGTGCTGTGCCGGTTTGCATTTCCCTGGCAAGGATCTTCCCAAGAATTTCTCTCCTAACAGCATTATCAAGCTCAGCTCCTTCATATACTTTACCGTATGTATTATAATACTGACCTGCATACTGGTTCCACTCTTCCGTACCTTCTACATCTTGCAGAACAGCCTCAACAGCATTCTGATCTCTGTATGCCTCTACAAGGAAGTGGGATGTTTCTTCTACTAAATCAGATAAAGTAGCATCTTCACCAACTGCTATTACGTTATTGGCAAT